TAAAGCCGTTCATCAAGGTTTGCGTATCATCCATATTTTCAGCAATACCTACACCAAAGAAGCTATAAGGGTTATGCTCATATGGTGTTGCATAGTAAGGAATACGTGTAGGCTTGAATGGGTTCAGCACAAAGCGTAGTACTTCACCGTTACATGTCCATACGTTACAGTTTACCTCATCTAAGTCTTTTAGCTCTTTAGGGATGTTAACACCATTTTCTTCTAGGATCTTAACATCTACGTAACCCCAAAACTCAAGTACTTCCCAGCGCTCGGAGGTAGGCTGTGTATCATCATCCTCCATAACTGTTTCCCATGATTTCTGAACGTAGTCTGGCCCTTTAGCTACAGCCATATCCAGAGCATCATTCATAAAGTATGGGCGGCTCTTCAAAGAGCGTAGCTGAGTGCGTGACATCTTGTGACGCTCAATAACATACTCTGCGTCATTCATAGACTTAGCTTCTGGATCAGGATAAAAGTCCCACACAGAAACATGACTACACTCAGGTACAGTCTTAATCAGGGGCTCATACTCACCGTCTTCGTTCCAGTTAGGATACTCTTTATCTACAGCGAATGGGCCTTTCATTACACCTGTGCCAAGCAGAGCCATCTCAAATGCCATAGAGCGCAGGTGCGTATTAGCGTTAGACTCTTGTAGCTGGTCATGGATCTTCTTTTCCATCTTCTTAGCTGCAATCATAGCAGGATGGAAAGTTACAGTAGTAGGTGTAGTACCGTCACCCTCAACGATCTTATCAGAGACAGACTGTAGCTTTTGTTTCTCTGGACCTAGGCGGCGTTGTAGATCTAGAAGAGTCTCACCTGGTTGTAGTTTCTCTGTACCATCAAGTAAGTAAGGTTGCGCTGGGCTCTTACCAGTAACAGACTTTAGTGTATCGCCAGCTTGATCTGCGTTAGGGTCTACATTGATGTGTACAGACTCAGCAACTCCATCAGGTAGAATAGAGGGGTTAACAGAAAGAGGAAAGCGATTGTTACCAAATAGTACATCTACAATCTGTCCATATGCAGCTAGTGTTTTAGTTTTAGTCACCTTAACAAAGGTACGTGACTTTTCAGTGTTAGTAAATTGTACCTCAGGACCATAGATACCACGATAGTTACGGTATGCTTTTAGCCAACGCTGTTCATCAGAGTAACGGGCATCTTCTGCACGATTGTATCGCTCCTCAATAAATGATACGATACTGGACTTTTGCTCAAAAAGGGAGTCATCACCGTCTTCAGCGGTAACCACTTTATCTGTTTCAAACATCTCTTCTTGTTCTGCCATATTTAATACCCGAATTTTGGATCACTAGCTTGGAAGCCTGTGCGTTGCGATTGAGGGTTGTAATCCCATATACTTCTACTTCTAGGTCTAGTCATTACACCGTATCGTAAAGCATCGTATAAGTGATCTTCTGCGTTTGTATCTACATCTTCTGGGTTTTTCTTATCCAGAGGTATGCTAGGTATTTGAGCAATAGTGTTAGTGCAGTTGCTCATAAAAACTATACGAGGCTCTTCAGTAAAATCATCTACCTGTAAACGCCTATGTATCTCGTTTTTTCCAGCGACACGGGAGCCACGTGAGCGATCTGAGGGTCTCCATCGACACCCTTTCATAATCATTTGCTCAGCAAGTGACGGTCCCGAATCGCCACGGTTGTGCCATAAAGAGGAGTCTAGCACACCGTAACTAATACCGCCATCAAATTTCTCTAAGTCTAAGATCATATCAGCTAAATCGGTAGCTGTAACCTTAGAGCAATATAGTTCCCTGTAGACAATAAGCTGTTCGCTTGGCGATATAGCGAACCAGAGTACTCCTGTATAGGATCCATAACCATAGTCACAAGCTCTAAACTTAGGCCATGAGTCAGGTATATCGAATGGCTCCACAACGTGTAGCTTTCTGTCAAACTCAGGAAATGCTGCACCTTCGTTAATATCCCAGTTACCCTCTAGTAGCTGCTTACGTTGATGCTCTGGTAGTGACAAAAGCATTGCTTCATAGTCACCAGCTTCAGCTAGATAAGGGTTATCAAATAGTGATGCAGGAATAAACCTGCGCTTAAATAGAGGCTCTCCTTCACGGCTATGCCCCTTAGGAAATGTAATAGTATCACCTGTCTCAATGTTCGTAGCCCAGAAAGCCTTACCTGCAGGTGAAGGGTCAATGAACATCTTCTTAACCCAACTATGCCCAGCGCCACCAGGGTTAGTCGTAGCTCGCATATACAAGCCTAGGTGATGAGCAGAGGTACGTAGTCGTGACCTCATATAATCCCAAGCATAAGGTGTAGACCATTGTGTAAGTTCGTCAAAACCGATCCAATTAAAGGCCTGACCTTGGTATCGTGTAACGTCTGTATCTTTATCCAAGTAGGACATCCAGAGGCGACCCCCTCTTGGGCTTGTCCATTGTGACTTTCGTTCTGACCACTTAATACCTGGTACTGCACGTGGGTATAACTCCTGAGACTTTTGTATTAGTTCACGTAACTCTTCTGTAGTATGTCGAACTAACAATCCACTAAAGTTAGGATCATTAAGACCGTGTAGAGGGTCTGCTAGCATAGCGTAGGACTTACCGCCACCAGCTGCGCCTCCATATAATACTTCACGTTCAGACGCACTTAGGAAAAACGTCTGGGGGCCGGGGTTTGGCTTGAACACAACATCCTGTGCAACATCCACATCGAACTCAGGTGCTGCCGCTTTTGCAGGAACAGTCTCGTTTGGGGTGGCGACTGTTTCAACTGTCTGGGCTGATCTCTGAGTATGCCCCGACCCCTTGGGTTTCGAGCTTTTCGATTTCCTCAAGGGTTTCTTCGAGCCATTTGGCAAACTTGCGTTTAATTGTAGCTGCTTTCTTACGTCTTCGCTCAACTTCGATTCTCTTTTTTAGTCCCATATGTGATATATAGCGACCTGTTTCTTTGCTTAGCCAGTTAGCCACCATGCGGTAACTATACTGTTTAAGATGTCGTTTTGCAAGCTCTAACGCTTCTAATTCAGATTCAATAGGTAAAAGCAACCTATCATTTTCAGGATCTAGTTCATAGCCAAAGGGTATCTTTTTAGTAACCCTTACTATTGGATGCCACTTCTTGTTGTGTTGCTTTGGCGGCAGTGGTAGTTGCCAAAAGCCTAACTCTCTTTCTGGTATTTTAATAAGATTAGTTATTCGTTTGTACCTTCTTTGGCTGGTAGATAAAAGATGCCGCCACTAGACGTTACATCTACTTTGTCTACTTTACCAAGCCCAGCGCGATCTAGCAAGTCTTTTGCTGCAATCATTTTTTCTTTGATACCCAACTCAGTAGGGTCATATAAAGCACCAGACATCGCAACTGCAGCTTTCGGAGCAGTACGAGCAAAGTAAGTGCGTGTCTTTTCAGCGATTTCATCTTTAAGGCTCTCCACAATAGCAGAGGTGCTAGAGGCGGGGTCATAGCCAGCTAGTTTTTTAGCAGCAACTACATCCCCGTTAGCCTCATCAAATAAGACCTCAAGAAACCTTTGTTGTTTCTCCGTCAGATTCCTTGCCATAAATAACCTCTTTGATTTGTGACCGACCTAAGCCGATGTCATGTAGTTCACGGTCTGAAAACCTTTGCAATATTAGATAATCAGCACGTTTCTGTTGGTATACTTCAATAGTCTTTAACAGTTTCTTCAAGAACCTCATCGCACTTCTCCTTTTATTTGTGTGCGATAATAGTTATACTTGATTGTTTAAACTATAGAATTGCTAATTTGGAATACCCGTTAACCGCTTAGCCAACAGGAACGAAAAACTCCTCTACTGTAGCCATAACGTCTACATGAGGGTTGTTGTTGCCTGCTGGAATGAATGTAAGTGTATCACCTGGTTCAAATACAATATAAGAACCTGACCATTGAACAAACTCACTAGAACTAAGGTTCCTACTGCCTAAGATATGCACATGAGAACCATCTGCACGGTTCCACTCAATATCTATATCTGTAGATGCACCACCCGTGTTTGTGATATACAAGAGTACCATATGTGCCCTACAGTTATTCGGACAGACGTAGACAGTCTCTTCTTGGTCACGTACTAATCCTGTAGCGTTAACTGTGCGAGGGCGTGTACTCTTAGGTGAGTTTATACTAGACACTACTCTTCAACCTTCTTTTTTGTCTTAGCTTTAGGTTTAGGCTTAGACATTTCCTCTTCAGCTTTTCGACAAATGGATGTTACATTAGGGTCTTTACTCTGGACACCGCCAAAACGGTCTTGTCCTGCAGACTGGTTACCACGAGAGTCCCACACATATCCTGCGTCATCTACACGGTAACCTGCTGCTTCAAGCTGTTTCTTATACTTATGGTAAAACTTTTCAGCCATTACTTACTCTTCTTCATTGGACGTGCTGCTGGGTTAGATGCACCACAGGCCATACCGCCCTTAGCGTAGCCCTTCTTCTTAGCCATGCCACCTTTAGACATACCTTTCTTAGGCATCTTTAGGCATTTACCTGCTTCCATACACTTTGATGGAGTTGGACAATCTGGACATAATTTCATTTGTTGCTTCCTTTCTTAGCAGTCTTAGCTGCTTGCTTAAATGCTTTTGCGCTGGGCGCACCCTTAGTGCCAGGCTTGCGCATCTTCTCACCACTACCAGCAGCTATACGTTTGCGCTTAGCGTGTATGTTAGCATACAAACCACCAGCTGCATAACCACTAGCGTAGATAGCTCGGCCTTGCTTTTCAGCTGCAGCCTTAGTCTTATACACTTTACCAGTTTTACCCCACTGGTATCCACCAGGTACTTTATGTACAGGCATTACACACTAGTCCCTAACTGAAAGCAGGCATAACGAGCATAGATACCATCTGATAAAAGTTTCTCAGCATAAGCTTTACCGTCTGCAATACATTGATCCTGAGTTTGATGCATTGTTGAAGTGTTACCTGACAGAATACAAGTATTAGCGTCAGAGGGTGTCATACAATACATAACAACAGCGAACCACATTACATTACCACTTAACCTTATCTGCCCAATATGCAGCGCTCATCTTACCCTTAGCAATGTTTTTAGCATGTCTAGCTTTAAAGGATGCTCGCTTCTTTTTCATTTTGTCCGACTCACCAGCCTTAGGCTTACCAGCAGTCTTAGCGCCTTGCTCACCAAAGCGTATAGTCTTAACCTTGTCACCCTCTTTAGCCACAACTACATGTGACTTTTTTGGGTGGTTAGGGGTACGCTTAGGCTTGTTAAAACCTGATACACCTGCACGAGCTAGTCTAGGATCCTTAGTCATACTATTTCTTACCTGCTTTAGCATTACGAGGAAAGCTACGGTTCTTTGACTTAGCCTTAGTGGTTAGGTTTGTACGCTTGTTGTTCAAAGGGTTGCCATCTTTGTGGTGAACATCTTTGCCTTTTACAGCAACACCACCACTTTTAAGTTTAGCACGTGCAGCATTACGTGAAGCACGTTTCTTCTTTTGTGCCTCAGAAGAGTGGTAGTTTTTGTATTCACTCTTATAGTTACGCTCTGCCATGTAATACTAACCTATTTTACCCTGAGATAGAGCTATCAGATATATGATAAACCCAAATACCCCACTAGCCACAATAGCAAGAAATATACCTACTGTCCAGTTTAATAATGAGTCAATAAACTCTTGCTTAGCATATGCTGCTTCTTTACGGATCTTACGTTGTTCAGCCTCAATGCGTAGAACCTCGTCCCAAGCACTAGGGCCATACAAGAAAGATATCTCATCTTTGATGCTTTTACGCATCTCGTCCAACTTACGGCGTTGGTTCCATATAAGGATAGCGCTTTCCTCGTCGCTGCCCTTAAAAGTCTTTTCCCACCAAGGCGGGTTTTT